GAGACCACCAGGACCTGCTAAGAACCAGACGGATACGCCGACCATAAAGATCAACGATAGGTAAGGAAAGGACTAGCGATGTTTATATACGCCAACGCGATAGGGTTTGCCACAGGAAAATGTGGTGCGCCGCGATGAGCGTCACAGACCGTCTCGGGCTCACCCGAGTTGGTAACATTTGGCGCGGCGATTGCCCAGCGTGCGGGTATGGGTCGAATGCGTTTATGCTTTCAATCAACGTTGATGGCAGCGTAAACGGTTGGTGCGTGTCGTGTCGCAACCGTGAGGCGATAGCCAAGGTCCTCGCAAGCGAGGAGGTCGTGGTCCAGCCACGAGACAAGGCTATGGACAAAGCGGCAACAGAAAAGATGCAGCTCTTCGCGCGCAGCATCTGGGAGCATGCGGCGTATGCACGCAATACCCCAGCGCAGCTTTACCTCGAACGCCGCGGCATCGGGTGGCTGGCGAACTCCTCCGCGCTCCGCTTCTCCGCGTCCGTATCGAGGCCCGGAACCAAGGAACGGTTCCCAGCTATGCTCGCGGCCGTAACGGATATCCGTGGCGAGTTGATCGCCGTCCACAGGACATACATCACGCTCGACGGTGTGAAAGCGGGCGGTCACGAACCAGCGAAGGCTTCACTGGGCCCGATCTGGGGTGGAATGATACGACTAGTACCGTATCGCGCGGACTACCCGCTGGTGATTGGTGAGGGTATTGAAACGTCCGCGTCCGCGGGTAAGCTTATTGATGCTCCGTCATGGGCGGCGATCAGCGCTGGCAACTTGGAAGCTGGGTTGAAGCTCCCGAAGGAAGTAGCACGGGTTATCGTGGCTGCCGATCCTGATGCGCCTGGCGAGGCCGCGGCTACGGCCGCCGCTCTCCGCTGGCAAGCGGAAGGTCGTGAGGCGTTGATAACACGGCCGGTTGGCGAGGGCGATTTTAATGACGTGTTGCAGGATATGAAACGATGAGCGGGTTCACCACGCCGGTTCCTCCTTCGCCCGCCGCACCATGGTTGCCGCTGCTACGTCGTAACGGCAACAACGTGCCGTACACTAATGTTGATAACGTCGGCATCATACTCGCGAACGCGCCCGAACTGATTGGATTGTTCGCGTTTAATGAAATGACGCAAGAAGTCACGTTGATGAAACCAATACCAGAAAGCGGACATTTATGGTCGGGTAATTCACGCCCGGCTAAAGACACGGATACGACCGCTGTGCTGCGTTGGATACAGAGCCATGCGATTTCAAACATGGGCGAAATGACCGTGCACACGGCGATCATCGATGCTGCGGTCCGTCACGCGTTCCACCCGTTCCGTGAATACCTTGACGGATTGACATGGGATGGTGTGCCACGCCTCGATACGTGGATGATCCAATGTCTCAGTGCGGATGACACGCCATATACGCGCGCGGTATCACGGATGTTCATGATCGCTATTGTCGCGCGCACCCGCCGCCCTGGATGCAAATGCGATTACATGATCGTGCTTGAAGGTGCGCAGGGCACGAAGAAATCGACGGCATTGAACGTGTTAGCTACCGATGCGTTCTTTTCGGATGCGTTGCCGGATATCGCGCACAACCGTAAAGATGCATCGAGCCATCTGCGTGGCAAGGTTATCATTGAGATCGCCGAGCTCAGCGCATTCTCCCGCGCGGAGATCACGGCCGTTAAGAAGTTCCTCACGCAGAAGGAAGAAAAGTTCCGGCCCGCATATGGCCGTCACGATGTCAATGAAGGACGGCAATGTATCTTTGCTGGAACAACTAATGATCGAGAGTATCTCAAAGATCCGACGGGCGCGCGTCGGTTCTGGCCGGTCGCGACGGGCTTCATCGACATCGACAAGCTCACGGTCGAACGTGACCAGCTCTTCGCGGAAGCCAGCATGGCATTTGGCAACGGCGAACCATGGTGGCCGGATGGAGACTTCGAAGCTTTGCACTTCGCGCCTGAGCAGGAAGAACGCACGGAGGAGAACAATTACATTGAAGTGTTACGGCCGTGGATGGATGGCATTACGGATGACCAGATTACTTTTATGCAAGCGGCTATAGCAATAGATCCACTGATCACGTTAAACCGTGTCAGCCCGTATATGAAACAGCATATCGGCCACGCGCTCCGCGCTTTAGGGTGGGACAACGGAAAAAGGAATGGGGAGCGTGGTTGGTTCCGAGGCGGCGTCAAGAACCGCGCATATCACAAATCTCGTAAGCCCAAGTTCTAATTGGACATTATAGGACGATGCGTGGACGATAGCTAATCGTCCACGCATTTTAGTTTGTTTTCAATATGTTAGTTGTATATTGGACAATAGGACGATTAGAAGATAGGTAAACGGTAATATCGTAATACATATATATATAGCAAGCCGCGTTTTTATCGTCCACTGTCCACGTGTCGTATAAGTGTCTGGTAAGATTACGAAAAATGGAATTTCGTAATCGTCCAATAATCGTCCTTGTCGTCCATACTGGCCATATCAGGAGTGGAATGAAAATAGCTTAAAAACAATGCTGGACGACTTCGAACCACCACTGTAGCGTCCGCGCCATATCCGCTCTGTCGGGTGCAAAGGAGAAAAAGTAGCCGGCTTCCTTCTGGCAGGTATGAGGGTTCCTCCTTTGCAACGCGACAGCGTCGGGCGACATGTTGGAGAGTTTTCGCCCGCTATCTCAGCCGAGCATCTCCGTGATCCACGGCGGTACGTGCTACGCTATCGTTCGACCTCTGTGATGGCACTGCAACGTGTGCTCGAGTTGATCGGCATCGAATACTACTCACCAACGTTTCAGCAACGTATGCCGCGCGGGAAAGCATGGGTCGTCCGCCCTTGGTTCCCGGGGTACATGTTCCTGCACTTCTGCGTAACGTATGACTATTGGCATCAAATCCAACGCGCGCCCGGTGCCATTGGTATCCTCGGCGACCCGACACCTCTTGATGAAGCGATATACCACGACATGATCATGCGTTGCCCTAGTGAGGTGTTTGTTAACGATGCCTACACCGTTATTCCAGCGGGTAGCGAGGTTGAGATACTCAAAGGCGCATTCTCTGGTAAGACGGGCATCGTTGCGGAATCGAGGGATGCTACGGTGTGGGTCGAGACGTTGGCATTCAATCGTCCGACGCGTGTTGAGCTTTCAACCAAAGATGTAATGATATTGAGGTGATCAGTGGCGCGGAGTTTGAACGCTGAAGCCAAAGCGAAAGGGAAAAGCAACTACACTTCATCGGTTGTGTTAGGTGAACGCGGTCTTAGTGAAAAAGGTAGTGCATATACCATAACCGAAGGCCAGCGTCATCTTGTAAGATGCATGGCCGCGAATGGTATGACTGAAGAAGAAATTGCGAAAGCGATGGATATTAGGCCGGGCGCGCTAAAACACCATTTCGACGATGAGCTGAAGAACGGGTTCGATCATATCAAAGGCCGCATCAGCGCCGCGCTTGTGCAGCTCGCGCTTGAAGGCAATATGAGCGCAATCAAATACTGGTTGTCAAACCGTTGCGCTGAGTGGCGTGTGGCTAAAGACCAGCTTGTTGATGCACCAGATAATGACGACAATGAAGTCGTTCGCTTTTATCTGCCATCTAATTTCCGTGATAAAGCCACTGATGATGACGGGCCAATCATCGATGGTAAAGCGGAGGCAACGTGAGCGTTGCGCTACGAGAACGCCAGATCACACCACAGGCTGGACCGCAGACTGCGTTCCTATCAAGCACAGCTGACATCGCAATCTTTGGCGGTGCCGCGGGCTCGGGCAAAAGTTACGCTCTGCTGCTGGAAGCAATGCGCTATCCAGCAACAGTTAAAGGGTTCGACTCCGTTATGTTCCGAAGATCCACCATGGACCTTCGACGGCCAGGCGGACTATGGAGTGAGAGTGAAAAACTCTTCTTTCACGCGCGTGGCATTCCTATTAACCATCGACTTGAATGGCGCTGGGTCGGCGGCGGCAGCGTTAAGCTATCCCACCTCGAATATGACTCGACCGTGTTTGACTGGCACGGAAGCCAGATCGGATGCATATGCTTCGATGAGCTGACAACCTTCACAAAGGCCCAGTTCTTCTATCTGATGTCGCGCAACCGTTCGACCGTGGCCGTGCGGCCATATATTCGTGCCAGTTGCAATGCGGATGCCGGCTCGTGGGTTGCTGAATTGATCGCATGGTGGATTGATCAGAATACCGGCTATCCAATCCAGGACCGGTCTGGCGTCGTGCGGTATTTCACACGTGCCGCAGATGATAGCTTAGCATGGTTCGATACGCGGCGTGAAGCGGTGCGCGTAACAGGGCAGACGCCCGAGACTATCAAATCATTGACATTCGTTGCGGCTAAGCTAACCGACAATCCGGCGCTTATGCACAACGATCCGCAATACCTCGGCAACCTTATGATGCTGCCGTCGGTCGAGCGTGAACGGCTACTGAATGGCAACTGGAAGATCCGCCCGGCAGCGGGGCTTTACTTCAACAGAAACTGGTGCCAGGTGGTTGACATCGCCCCCGCGACGGTGCAGGTCGCTCGAGGCTGGGACCTGGCCGCAACACCACTCACGGCCGACAACGATCCTGATTGGACCGCATCCGTCAAGATCGGCCGCTTGCTTGATGGTCGCTATCTTGTAATGCACGCCACGGCATTGCGTGGCACACCGGCCGATGTCGAACGCCACATCCTTAATGTCAGTAGTCAGGATGGTTTCGCGTGCACGACGGGTCTGCCACAGGATCCGGGCCAGGCGGGTAAATCGCAGATTGCACAATTTGTCCGCTTGATGGCCGGCTATCCCATTGAGTACTCCCCTGAAACGGGTGACAAGATTACACGGTTCTCTCCGTTCTCAGCACAGGCCGAAGCCGGCAACGTGCTTGTACTGAGAGGACCATGGAATGAGCGATGGTTCTCATTGCTTGAAGGTTTCCCCGAATTGCCGCATGACGATGACGTTGATGCAACGTCTCGTGCGTTCAGCATTGTTGCCGCCGGCACGTTGGCACAATGGTTGCGGATGTAGGAGGCTGAATGTCTGACTCGAAACCATCCGCTGGTCGGCCACGTCACCGTGTACCTGCGGGCAGCAGCAATGCGCGCCTCGGCACGATGACTACTGACAGTCTCACTAATTTCGTTGCACGGTTGGGTGTTTCACAACCGAATATGCTGGCCGGCTCGACCTATGACTACAACCCTATCACTCGGCTTCAGCAGCTCCTCGAGTGGGCTTACCGTGGTTCATGGATTATCGGTGCCGCGTGCGATGTCGTTGCTGATGACATGACACGTGCGGGCGTGGTGCTGAATAGTGACACGGAGCCCGATGACATCGAGCAGCTCCACACTGCTATAAATGAAATGATGCTATGGCAGTCGCTAAATGAAACCATCAAGTGGAGCCGGCTTTACGGCGGCGCATTAATGATGATGCAAATCGACGGCCATGATCCGTCGACAGAGCTCGATCCATCCACGGTGGGTGTGGACCAACTAAAAGGGTTCCTGGTCCTCGACCGTTGGATGGTGCAGACGGTCTTCACGGACCTGATCATGGAGCCCGGCCCTGACTACGGGATGCCGAAGTACTATGACATGGTTGCAACGGCACCATTCATGCCGCGGCAACGTATACATTACACTCGCGTAGTGCGGATGGATGGAGTCGTTTTACCATTTCGGCAACGTATTTCTGAAAATGGCTGGGGCATGTCCGTCGTTGAGCGGTTGTATGACCGCCTCATCGCGTTCGACAGCGGCACGCTCGGTGTTGCGCAGCTACTTTTTAAAGCATATATCCGCACTTACAAAGTAAATGGTTACAGAACGTTAATAGGTGCGGGCGGCGAGCTAACGGAACGTTTCGTGAAAAGCATGGATCTCATGCGTATGCTGCAGTCAAACGAAGGCTTGACTGTCATAGATAAGGAAGATGAGTTCGATACACACTCGTACAACTTCGGTGGCCTCGCCGAGACGCTTAACATACTTGGCCAGCAGATCAGTGGCGCACTCGGTATTCCACTAACACGGCTTTTCGGCCAATCGCCAAGTGGAATGGATGCAACTGGCGAGAGTGACATTCGTTTATACTATGATACAATCCGTGCGGCGCAGGAAGCTCGGCTGCGGAGGCCGCTGACACGTGTGTTCGAAGTGATCTGGCACTCCGTGCTCGGCACCGAGCCGCCTGAGACTTTCAATTTTGAGTTTCGTCCGTTACGGCAGTTGGATGAAAATGAGAAGTCCGAACTGGCCGAGCGCGACGCATCGACAATCGTTGCACTTCATGGTGCCGGGATCATTTCGACTACGATGGCACTGAAAGAGCTCAAACAGTCCAGCATAGTCACCGGCAGGTTCACGAACATCACTGAGGAAGACATCAAGGACAGCGAAGAACAGCCACCACCCTGGGAGGCGCCACCCCCTGGGGAAGCCGGCGGTGTGCCGGGGATGCCAGGAGCCGCCCCCGGCGGTATAGCACCTGGCGCGCCTGGCGCAAAACCACCCGGTGGCGCACCTGGAGGCTCTCCTGGCCTGCCGGGTGCGGGTGCCCCGGCCCCGAAGGAAGCGTTTGGTAAAGAAGATGCTGGCACATGACCGAACAGAGACTAAAGCCGAAGTCCGACATCGTCAGCGTGTTACTGCTCGCGCCGAACATTCGTTTCAAAAATCTCACAATGCTGCGCGGTCTTATGGCCAAGCGCTACGTATGTATGCCAAGCAGGTATCACGTATCATCGAGCACTTTGGTGACCCAGTCACGGGCCTTGTGCCTCCTGATCGGATGCCGGCGCTCAACGATGCACTGAGACGTTACCAGGGCGGTATCCTGCCATGGGCCCGCGCGACGGCGGGGCGCATGATTGCTGAGGTGAATCGACGAAACCTTACTGCTTGGCAGAAGCATACCAAGACCATGTCCGCCCAGCTTCGTCAACAATTGGCAACGACACCACTTGGTAACGAAGTCGGCGCGCTGATGGACGTGCAGGTAGACTTGATCACATCACTGCCGCTCGACGCGGCGAAGCGTGTGCACGAAGCCAGCCTCGAAGCGATGACCGTGGGCGCACGGTTTTCATCAACCGCACCCGAAATAAAACTGGCACTGGAGAAAGCCCACCCCGATGCGACGGACCAATGGCTCCGCAACCGCGCCACTCTGATCGCACGAACTGAGACCGCTCGCGTATCGAGTGTTTTGACACAGGCCCGAGCAACGCGCGTTGGCTCAACTCATTACATCTGGAAAACGGCGGGGGATGGCAATGTTCGCGAGTCGCATCAACGCTTGGATAACACAACCCAGGCGTGGAACGAGCCGCCGCTATCAGACCCTCCGGGACACCACTCCCACCCTGGTCAGATCTGGAATTGCCGTTGCATTGCGTTACCGATTTTGGCGGACGAGCAGTGAACGGGCTCCTTTTCTTGCTTTTGGCGTTTATCTGGATGATGATGCCGCGAAAGCGATGAACAGCAAATTCATCATCGTCATATTGGTTGGTGCTTGGACCGCGATCAGCTTCATGATCCTGAGGGCTGTGTTATAACCAAGTTCTTTACCACAACGAAACTGAGTGACCATCAGGAGCTGACGCCTGAAGGCTTCCTCCTGGCCAAAGACATTCGCATCGCGCGCTGCGGCACGCAGTACTACCGTGATGTCGAGCTGCCAGATGTCATACCGAATGCTGACGGTTGGATTTGCGTAGACCGGCACCCTAACGAAGTCTTCAATGGAGACAGCATTGCCAGCTTCACAGGCAAACCGATCACAAACGACCACCCATTTGAGATTGTCACGCCAGACAATTGGAACCACCTCGCTATCGGCGTTGTGCAGAATGTTAGGCGGGGCACGAACTCCGACCACGACTGCCTCGTTGCAGATCTGTTATTTACATCAAAACGCGGCATCGACCTCGTGCGCAGTGGCAAGCGTGCATTGTCCGTTGGCTATGATGCATATTACGAACAAACCGAGCCTGGCCAGGCAAGACAAAAGTCAATCGTTGCCAACCACGTCGCTCTGGTGGACGAAGGACGGTGTGGTGCGCGCTGCACCATAGTCGACGGCATATCCTGGACGGATGCGGACTTCGTCGAGTCCGAGCACCCGCGCGATGATGATGGCAAATTCGGCTTCGGCTCTGGCAGCACCGGCACTCATTTCACTAATCCAACAACAGCCAAAGCGCTCGAAGCGGGTAAGCACGATTTCTCCCAGTCTAGTGCACGGACCTGGCAAGGTGCTGGCGTTTATCTGTTTCCTGGTGACCATCCTGGCGGCACTGGTTTCGGTAGTGAAAAGCTGCACATCAAGCCCGCATTCCGCAAACCGTTCACTGGCACGACGGCGGAGGTCGAGGCGAAGGTCGATGCGCTGAAGAAGAAGCTTGTGCCCCCTGTCTTCAAACTCCCAGGCGGGGCCACGATCCCTGGGCCAGATGGTAAGCCGTTGCGAGTATGGAACGAGCAGGAAACCGAGAACGAAGCGCTACGCCAGGCCTGGCTGGCTGAAGGCCATGATGGTCTGATCGAAACGGATAAGACATCGGGCCAAGTGCTGACCATTGCGGTGTTCGATCCAAAATCTCTTGGTGAGGTCAAGCGCGCGATGCGCGACGGCCGCACATATCTGCAACGAATTTTCGATGATTTCGTTGAGTCCGAGCACCCACGTGGCCAGCCAAAGAACGAAGGCCAGTTTGTCAAAGGCGGTGGCACGTCCGTCCACATCAACCCCGTGGAGCATGGGGCGGAGGAAAGCCCAAAGAAGAAGTCTGCCAGTAGTGAAATGAAGTCGAAGAGTGGCAGCGGCACGGAGGTCGCGGCGAAAGGTCAAAAAGAGTCAAAAGCATCGAGCCACGTTAAAACGAAACGTGATGAGTTCGGCAAACTGAAGACTGAGCAGGGTTACGACCTTCCAGATCATATCCAAAAACTCGGCATTCCACCCGCCTGGACCGATGTCACATTCAACCCAGATCCTGGCGGGGATCTTTTTGCGGTTGGCAAAGATGCTAAAGGCCGCCGCCAGTCAATTTATTCGCCGAAGCATTGGGCTGATGCGGCGGATAAGAAATACAAGCGCATCCTTGCTATGGACGCGATGATTGATGACATCAAGAAACGTAACAATGCCGCGCGCAAAGATCCGAACAAAAAGGAAGTCGCCGACCTCCTGTCGCTGATTATGGAAACGGGCATGCGCCCTGGCAGCGAAGCGGACACGGGTGCGAAAGAGAAAGGATACGGGGCGACAACGCTTGAAGGTGCTCACGTAAAGGAAACGAAAAACGGCGTTGTGCTAGAGTTCGTCCCCGGTAAGAAGCACGGGCAGACCATTACGCTCCCAATTGACGATCCTGAGGTTGGCAAGATGCTAGTAGATCGTGCGGCCCAGGCTGGGCCAAAGGGTCAGCTCTTCAATACCAATGAAAAACGTCTGCTCGGCCACGTCCAGACCTTTGGTAAATTCAAAACCAAAGACTTCCGAACGCATCTCGGAACGAAAACCGCGATGGCGGAAGTCCAGAAGACTAAAGCCCCGACTAACCCGGCTGAATACAAAAAGCAGGTGAAAGCGGTTGCCACCGCTGTATCGAATAAACTCGGCAACACTCCGACTGTCGCTTTGCAGAGTTACATCAGCCCCGTTGTCTTTTCACAATGGCAATTATCAGCGGGTGTGACTGGCGAGCATATAGGTGACGCGGCTCCGAATATGAACGCGGAGCTGCCGCGCGCCCACTTTGGTAAGATAGATGACAACCCAGACCTGACCTGGGTCGAAGGTGCTGAGGAGGACGAGCTCGACCCTGATGACGAGCTCCTCGAGCAGACGCCCGAAGATGTCGTTGCTATGCTGGGGTTTGACCCACTCGAGTTGGGAGACGAGGACGAGGACGAGCCGCCACCGAAACCAAGCACAACGGATCGGCTGAAGAAGAAGTTCCGTGGTTTTGTCGTAAAGATTTATGACAACGGTCGTCTGCGGGCACGCGATGACTTTGTCGAGTCCGACCACCCGCGCGGACAACCTAAGAACGCTGGCCAGTTTGTGAAGGGCGGTGGCAGTGGTGCGAAGAAGCCTGATGAAGCTGTAATATCATCGCACCGCCACGTTGACAATCCGAAACCTTATTCCAACGCGCCGGGCGAACGGACAATCCATTACGGTCGCACCTTTGCGGAGTCGACCCGGGCCTGGTTGAATGCGTATGAGCATGCTAAAGCGTTGCAGAAGAAAGGCCATGAAGGCGTTCGGGTAACGAAACATATGTTCCGCCCGAGCGGTGCGAGCGGAGAGTTGCCAGCATACACCACGCACCATGGTGAACCGGTGAAAGGCACGCCGACAACGAAACATATCCCGCCGCCCGCGCCTGAGCCGGCGAAAGCGGAGCCCGCAAAGGAAGAGCCGAAAGGCACACCCGGCGGACACGCAAAGCTCAAGATGCCAATTACCGAGGCGGTCACGCAGCTTCCTCCGCCGAAGCCAAAAGATAACGGGATGGAACGGATCCACGGCATCGTGAAGCACGGGCTCGAGCACGGCCACGACCCGAAAGAGATCGCGAAGGCAATCATCGAGGTAGGCTCACGGTATTTCAACGAAGGCGTGACGAAATACGGCAACAAGGTTCTGATGAACCTCGCCAACATCCACGAGATGGATGTCGGTGAACTCGGCCGAGTCGTTACGAAACCGCGTGATGCACCAAAGATCCAGCCGCCAGCACCGCCTTCACCACAGCCACCCGCTCCGAAAACCGTGCAACCGCCTGGCCCGACGCCTCCGCCCCCTGCACCTCCGACAAAACCCGCGCAGCCGACTGGTTCGTTGCCGAACTCGTTTATTGAAGTCCAGTCCAAGCGCCATGCGCAATGGACGGCCGCAGAGACCGCATATCATGTTGCGGCATGGCAACATGCACCGCCCGCCGTCCTCGGTGCGATGGAGAAAACAGCACCGGTCACGGTCGAGTTCAACCCGCGTGGCGGTGGCGCGGCGCACTATCAGCCGCTTTACCACAGAATACGGATGAGTGACAAAAACTCGGGCACCTGGCGCCATGAATACGGCCACGCCATAGACTACCAGGGTGGTGGGTCGAACCGGTCTCTGCGCGCGGATACGGATCGTGTTGATGAAGCCCAGCGCTTGATTGCGTCAAAGAAGCAACGTCTTCGCCCATATCACAAAGCCCGTGTGGTTTATTACGCAAACGCCCAGAAGTACGACAAAGAAGATTTCAACCAGATCTGGGCCGTTGGGCAGGGCAACCAGGATGGTGCTGACAATGTAATGAAGATCCTGGAAGGCAACTTCGAGCACGCGGATGCGGCGGACCTTGGTGCCACGTCGGATGATCGGCTGTTCTGGCAGGACTTCCTCGGTTCGATGACGCACAATAAGGTTGGGATGGGGCATCGCAACAGTTATTACGAAGCAGCACCGCGCCGTCACACATCTGAAATGTTTGCCAACTACGTCGCGCTCACTAGCTCGGAACACGGCAGTGTGTACAAGAGGATGATGCATGCGGTGGCACCGAAGTGTTGCGCTCATTTCGACAACATCCTTGCAGAGACTGCCAATAAGAGCGGAGCGAATATCGGTGCTTACTGAAATCAGCATCTTACATGCTTACAAGGATGCGTTCGGAGACGTTCCGACGGTGGTGGGGCTTGACACGGAGAGCTATGCTTCCGCGCTGAAGCTTCTCCAGCAAGCGGTTGAGATCGGCGTGCCGTTCAACACCGATGCAGAGTTCTATGATGCGCTCGGTATCGAGGCTCCACCCGAAGATGTCGACGTATAATTATCGTTACATATATGACGACTTCGAAGAGTCGAAGCACCCGCGCGATGAGTCGGGCAAGTTCGGCACGGGCCGACGTGCGACGTTGCCGTCGGGGCATAAAGCAAGTCGTGAAACGTTAGAAAATGGTGCGAAGCGTTATCTTGTTTCACATCCCGAGCGAACAGATACGCATTACATTAATCACAGTAATGAAGGCAAAGTTACGAGTCACCAGATTACCGTGCCCAAGAAAGTGGCATCGGTAAAAGGCCCTCGGATGGAAGAGCATCGCACAACTTTATCACCCGAGGAAAGTGAGAAGAAATACAAGAAGATGCATCAGCATTTACGAGAAGCCAATGAGTGATATGTGCGGCTGCGACAAATGCCAACAAAGGAGAGCCACTATGGCGGGCAAGTCTATGCGTGACTACATCCATTCCGCGTTCTTTGCGCGGGATAAGGCGACCCTGGCGCAAATCGTCAAGGACGCCGAAGAAGAAGGCAACGGTGACGACGACGAAAAAGAGCACAAAGAGCCGGACGGCGACGAAGGCAAGCAGGCCATCGTCATCCACAACCACCACAGCGCCGCGCCGTCGAGCGACGATGCGACGATCAGCGGGCGTGTCAAGAAGCTCGAGGACGGGTTTAAGTCTTTCGACGCTAAGCTCACGAAGGTTCTTGATGCCATCAGTGGCGACGCCGCTCCGCCCTGGCTGAAGAAAGATGGCGACGGGGACGACGACGATAGTGACGAAGGCGATAACGACAAAGAGAAGACCGAGGACGAGCCTCCCGCGGTTGGCAACGGTGAGCCCGACGAGCAGGGCGCGTTGACCGCGGAACAACTGACTTCGGCCGAGCCCGACCTGATGCAGCCAGACCCGTCGCTCAAGACTGGCAAGTCTATGATGGGTGATGCTGCGTATAATGCACGTGTCGAGAAAGCCCTTGGCCTGCTTATCAAGGATGTGCGTGCACGCGCGGAAGTCCTTTCGCCGGGCTTCAAGATGGCAACTGTAGACAGCAAGCTTACGAAGGCGACGGTCAAAGCGCTTTGTGGTGCACGGCGTTCCGCATTGCTCAAAGCGTCCGCTACCGATGCTGGTAAGGCCGCACTCGGTCGTTTCAATACGACAACGATCAAATCGATGTCGTGCGATGCGGTTCGTGTGCTTTTCCTCGACACATCGGACCGTGTAAAGGCCGGCAACAATCACAGCGCCGCGCCACGCCCGTTCGTGACCGCGGACGAGCAGCGCAGCTTCCGTGAGAACCAGGCCCAGCGTATCCGCGACCTCAATAAGGCTAACAAAGAGTTCTGGGACAAGCAGACGGGCCGTGACCACCGCGATACACAGCGTCACTAATCAGGAGGGTAACTATGGTCGCCTATCAATTCCGCATGCCCGCGGGCATTCCAGGTGCGAGCAATCGCCAGGAAGCGTCCACGGTTGAGCGGCAGCAAATTTCTGTCGCATCTCCGCCGACTGCCTATGGTATCGGCCTGGTAATGGATACCGGCACAGGGCAGATGCGCGCCCCTGCTGGTGCCGATACGGCAGCGAACATCTACGGGCTGTATGTTCGCCCGTATCCTGCGAACTCGTCGCAAGACGGGCTCGGCGTTTCCACGCCTCCGACTTCGGGCGAAGCTAACGTAATGAAGCGCGGTTATATGACCGTGCGTCTTTACGGTGGCGTAGCGGTCAAGGGCGCGATGTGCAACATCGGCGTCGCGGGTGCTACGGGCGGCAACGTCCCCGGTGGGATCACGGCGACTGCCGTTACGACTGGTGTAGTCGCAATGACTAACTGCTATTTCATGGGGCCTGCCGACGCAACCGGCATGACCGAAGTCGCTTACAACATCTAGGAGGATTAAATGCCAGACGGCATCGGCGGGCGGGGGTTCCACACTTACGACAGTGGTTTCACTCGCGACTCAACGGGCTCCTTCCTCGTCGGCGAGCTCGAGCGCCTTGACCAGACTATCCACGCTCCGTTGGTGGCATACACCTACGGGCGTGACATCCAGCTTCGCGAAGACGTTACGATTGCCGACGAAGTAGCATCGTTCACGAACTCCGCGTTTGCTGCCGCCGGTGGAATGAACCCCGCTGGCATCTCTTGGATTGGCAAAGATGTCAATTCGATCACCGGTGCCGCGTTGGACATCGGCAAGACCCCGCAGCCTCTGTATCTCTGGGGCATGGAGCTTTCCTACACGCAGCCGGAACTTGAGTCCGCGATGCGCGTGGGGCGTCCCATTGACAGCCAGAAGTACGAAGTGATCAAGCTGAAGCATGCAATGGACATCGACCAGTGCGTGTATACTGGTGACCCCGTGCTTGGGACGTTCGGGTTGTGCAACCACAACTCCGTGACTCCGGTTAACGTATCGACGGGGACTTGGCAGGCGAACATCACTGCCGCGACGGTCGATAACATCCTCGCGCAGGTTAATGGACTGCTTGCCGCGTGCTGGGCGGCGTCCGGCTGGGCAGTGATGCCGACGGAGCTTCGCGTTCCACCGACTCAGTTCGGACTTCTTGTTACGACTAAGGTCTCGACGGCGGGCAATATCTCGCTGCTGCGCTTCCTCCAAGAGAACTCGCTTTGCAACACGCAAAATGGCAAGCCGCTGAACGTTCAGCCTCTGAAATGGTTGACCGGCCTCGGCATCGGGCCCACCGACCGCATGATCTGCTACACCAATGAGTATGACAAAGTCCGTTATCCCATGACGACTCTTCAACGGACTCCTCTCGAATGGCGTTCGATCTACAACCTGACGACCTATTACGGCCGTCTTGGTGTCATCGAGGTTGTATACCCAGAAACCATCGCTTATCGCGACGGAATTTAACTGCTACCACAGGTAAAATTGATTTAAGCTCTACGGGCGGCAGATTATCCCGCTGTATGCGCGCGCCGACCGTCCCAGTTTGCGTAACCCCTCGAAAGGACCCAGTCATGGCTACGTTGAAAGTCATTGCGCCGTTCTCGGTGGAACTCTCTCCACCGATACTAGATCCAGATCGGCCGGTGTTAGCGCCTCAAGATGTGGCACCAACCGTTACACCGACGATTTATACGTTCCCAGTCGCGGGCACGTATGAGGACGTGCCGGACGAGGTTGCTAGTCACTGGTATGCCCAGCCGTTTCTGGAAGGTTATGAAGGCCCTGAGCCTACGCCGGGCACGGATCCGACAACTATCGTGATGACGCCGATCCCTGAGGAAGAGCCGGCGGGGGAAGGCGAAGCAGGTGCGATGTCCGCGGAGCAGAAAGCGCATCTGCGCCATCAGAAGGCGGCTGAGGCTCGTGCGGCTAAAGCGGCCGCGAAGGCCGAGGAGCAGTAATGCCTGTCATCAACGTTGCGAAACGGTTCCTTTTGCAACTTGTTTCAGATGGGCCAATCGTGGAATACTTGCCAGGCCAGTATGAGGTTACCGAAGAGGTCGCTGAGCACTGGTTTGTCAAACCACATCTGGTCGGAGCCGTTATACAATCTCACCC